ATAAGCTGACCAGTACGAATGTTTTGTATGTTGAATACGGTGTTTCCTGCTCCAGCTAGGGGTGCAAATATTTTTGTATTCGAAGGACCGTCTGGAACTCTGCTATTGATTAAAGATACTTCAGACAGTATTTCAGTTTGAGTAGTGAAGCTACCCTCAGGAATTTGAACTTTTACAGGATCATTACCAATATAAACTTGTCGAGTATCAGTTGAGAAACCGATCTCACCAATATCAAGTTGTGGCAAATCTGTGTTTTCGCCAGTTCTATGTTGGATTTTAGAAATTTGTACAATTGCCATAGTATAATCTTTATGTGATTATACTATTTATCTTGTACTACAGGAACTGCATATAGTACTGTTCTACACGCTTAAACCATATATCAGTATATTTGTCAAACTCAGAACCTTCTACTATGAATTCCTGATAAAGATTATCAGCAGAACACATAAAAATCACACCCTTACGTATCTTTGTGCCATGAACTTCGTTATGAGCATTAGCATAAGCAGTTAGTTGGACAAAGTAATCATCGATCCATTCACGTTTTTTAGGCTTGTTTGTCTGCTTATGATCCATGATAGCTTCAGCTCCATCATGTATGCCACATAAGTCAGTAGTACCTGCATAAATCTTTGGGAAGTATAACGGGACTTCTGTTCCCCAATATTCATTGCACTTGACAAGTCCTTGCGTAATGATAGACTGAGCCATTTGATGACTCTGAATACTGTATGGATTAGACCCGGGTTCTCCAGTAGCACCAGTCTTTATATAGTTCTCAAGCCACTTGTGCATACGTGTTCCACGACCAGCAGCCTCAGTAGTAATCTCTTGTGCTTTTTGTACACCGACCCGCTTACGCCAGTTTTGTAATGCTTGTTTAGATTCTTCTGATTTAGTTGCGTCTAGTATTGTAGTAACGCTTGGGAGCTTCTCACCATCGGGTGTTGCGTATCTACGCTTGCCATCGATTTCTACCCTGCTCATGGGTACATAGTTATATTTGTTTGGATTGTACATTATAGTCAATTATAGTTGATTATAGTACCGTTGTCAACTAGATTCGGAAACTTTCGCCACAACCACAACGGTCACGTTCGTTTGGGTTCTTGAATTCAAAACCCTCATTCAACCCATTGCGTACATAATCAACTGTCATGTTTTGTAAGTATACATCGTGTTTTAAATCTACTAGCACAACAAATTCTGGTTGCGCATAGTTTATCAATGATGTGTCATGTACGTATTCATCAACATATTCTAATACATATGCCAATCCACTACAGCCGGTAGTTTTCACACCAATGCGAATGCCCACTCCGCCTCGTTTCTCTAATAATTTTTTTATTTTGTTTTTAGATGTGTCAGTAAAGTTAATCACTGTATTTGCTTCTGCGCCATGCCTTGGCGTATCTTTTCATTTTCGTCTTGTGATTGATCTACTGCTGTATCTACATCACCTTCTTGACCCTTGAACGTAACGGTATCATCACTAATGTCAGCAATGATATTACTTAGGGGTTCTTTTTTAACCATGTCAAACAAATCAGCTTTGTCTAAGCTGATTCCGTTTTTGTTTAATATTGTTAGAAACTCGTCAGTGGTCATTGGCTCATTAATGGATTTAAGTTGGTTCGCTACCGCAACCAACTTAACTCTTAATGGATCAGCATCACTGAACTCAAACAAACGCATGTTTATCGCTTTGCACGACCAACTGATGGCATTGGTTCTTCTGTCTCTTCTGGAGGTAATTCGGCGGGCATTTCTTCGCCACCCATATCAGCACCCATATCAGAACTCATGTCTCCACCCATATCAGCACCCATTGCATCACCAGTCATATCGCCACCAGCTGGGCCCATACCACCAAAGCCTGCACCTTGACCTGTAATGATACCAACTGCGCCCTGTAAGCCTGTCTTGGATTGAGTGATAGCTGCCTGTAATGAAGTCAATGCTTCTGATACTTGACTACTGAATTGTTCACCTTCACTAGTACCAAACTCAGAATTAACACCATCAACGACTGCTGGCAATTCTTTAACTAACATATCTGATACTTGCTCAACCATCTTTTGCATTGTATCAACCATTTCTTGTGCGGCTAGAACAACTTGAGATTTCTCAACTTCTTCATTCTCTACAACAATGCGTTGGTTATACATTGGCATTGTACGTAGATCACCATAGTGATGCGTCAATGCTTGTTCCATGAATACAAGTTTCAAATAAGCAGGATTTTGTTCCCCACTCATTGACTTGCTTTTGGCTTCAGACATAAGACCTTTTACTTTGGTAAGCATTGTCTTAGTCTCATAAAGACCCAACTTTTCAACATTGAATGTGGTGTTGAAATGTTCTTTTAAAGCCTTTTTGGCTACGGTCATTGTTTTGTTATTAAATTCAGTAAGTTTCATAGTTATTCCCAGATTACTAATAAAGTATTTATCATTTTCTAAATTATTTTGAGGAATTTAGTTCAAATTGTCTATACTGCCAAGATTTGCACTTCTCTGTATAGAGGTTCAATTCCTTAGCAATTGAGCGTTTTTTTATCTTGTCCTCGTTAATTTTGTTAAGGTACAATATTCTTTTTTCCAAATCCTTAGTTCTTTTGCATAAAGTTTCATGGGTTATCATGTTCTGTATTGTTCCGGATAATAACTTATCCAAATAAAGAATTCTGTCCGAATCATTATAGTTTTCACATTTGTCCAAAGTAGACCATGTTACTGCATTTCTTAAATCCATAAATGAATGTATCGTGTGAGTATGCTTCTTTTCTACAACAAAACCCATAATAGTTTTCTTAATAATGTAGGTTCCAAATAAATTGTAACTTCCATCATCATCTTGAAATATCATCTTTCTTTCTAATATTGACATTTTTTCCTTATTAAGGATTTTGTTCAATATGTCAAACGTTTTTGGTTCATTGATTTTCATCTGGTATCTCCTCAAAATATATATTACGCAATTCAGGGCTTCCATCTAAAAACGTAGGTAACTTATTCCATTCAGTACCTATTTGAATCATGGGTACCCCCTCGCAATCTGAATACAGATACCCAAAGTCATTTATTCCATCATCAAATACACTATGAAAATTCACTGTAAAATCAAATGTCCAACAGGGATGTGGCTCTAAATCGTCTTCAAAGAGAAATCCAAATTTATCAAATTCTGAAAAAATTATATCAGACTTTACTGGATCAGAAATGTTTTCAGGTTGACTTCTTAGTGAGATGACTTGTAATATAGTATCTAAATTACATTGTGTATTGCGTTGCTTCTGCCAATGAGGGTCAGTGTTAACAGAATTTCTTCTATTAGTTATACCAGTTTTAGTGATATCAAAGAGAGTGTGGCATCTAATTTTTAACGACATACACTATTTATAGAGGTAAAAAAACCCGAGAAATTCTCGGGTCTTTACTAGAGTAGTCTAGAATTAAGCTAGTTTGAAACCGTTGTTTGTAACAACTGCACCAGACAAGTCATAAGTAGCTACTGTACCTAGAGCACGGATAGCGGCTTGCAATGTTCCAGCTGTCCAAGCGGCTGTTGGATAAACAGCAATAGACATATTGTTAGCTGAAGCACTTGCATCTACTTGATAGAAGTGTGTTGTAGCCAATTGTGTAACACAAGTGATAACTGCTTCAATAGCTTCACCAGAGTCCATTTGACCAGCTGGGTCAGCACCTAAATCGATACCGAAGAAGTCTAACTTAGGACCAGAGAACATTACTGGAGTACCAGTAGGGTTGCTACCTGAACCACCTAGTGTGTCAATAGCGAATACTGGTTTTGTGTTACCGTTAATTTTAGTTTGAACTGCCATGATAATTTTCCTTTAAAAGTTTGAGCTTCATATAGAAACTCATACTATTATTTATGCCAAATTGAAAAAATTAGTTCCTACCGGCGAGATTTTGGCGACTAAATCCCATACGATTCACGATTTTTACTCCATGGGCAACAAATCCCTCTTGACTTTGTGTACCATCTTGTAAATAACCTTTTACAGGGCTTTCTTCAGCCGCCTTAGCTAACTGTGGTTCAACTTGCATTTTTAATGTATATAGTGCTACCCAGATAGCAAATGCCCCCTGAATGCCAGCTTCATTTTGCTGAAAATGCTCTGTCAATTTAGCACGAATAGGTTCTGACATTGGACGAGTCTTAAAGAACTCATAGAAGTCACCTACTAAATTGTTCAAGTTACCGGATACAATCTTCTTATTGATATAAACTGTACACATTAAAGGGAATGCTGTTTTAGTCCCTGGGGGTGGTTGTAATATCCATTGATCGGCTGCGGCGCCATGTTGACTGATTACTTTTTGTACCTTAGCTATATCAGCTTTGTTAATCTTTAGTTTAGGTACGCTAGGCATTGCTGCCGGTACAATAGCAACATCCCCACTATTCTTTAGTTGACCAATAGTCCCGTTCAATAACTGTGCATATTGTACATTATCGGCTTCAGGAGGAATATATTGATGTACTGCAATACCACCTACTTTCCCCGCAATCAATCGACCAATGTCGCTATCAGCTTCAATTGTGTATGCAATACCATTAGGATTGGCTTTGAATTTATACAATCCACCTTCATCTTGCAATGGTTGACTGAATAACAAATCACCCCAATAGAAACCTTTACCCGAGTATGATTTCTGTAATCCAGGCCAGATTCTTGCAATGATGTTAACTAAATCACCGCGTTCAATACCACGTGCTTGGTCGTATGCGGCAAATGCTTGAGGGCTAGTTACTCGACCGGATCCGTCTTTTTTATTAAACATGTGTTTGTCACATACAACAAATTTACCATCAGGTCCTGTACCAAAAATTAATGCAGGATATCCATCCCACTTAATAGTAATAGCGGCCGGTTGTTTTACTGTTTCTACGATAGCTTGTAGACCACGACTAGCTCCGGAACTACCAGACTGAAATACTAAATCTTCGGGGT